AGTTACCATCTGAAAAAGGTTCTGTGGGATCACTCTTAATGAAAGGTGATGCCGAAAATCTTATTTGGGCTAGTCCATTTCCTTATGAACAACTTAAATTAAATGGAAGATATACAACTGAATATGATCTGATGGAGGCACAAAGGGATGGCATCATTACACCTGTAACAGGTGATTTGTATCTCATCTCTCAATATCATGGCTTCTTCTATGCCACAATAGAAGAGTTTAATGAGGCATACCCTACAGGTAATGTGCCCTATGATGAAGATCACCTACTGTTGTTTGTTGAAAACCCTGCAATTGGTGGTTCTGATCAAGGATCGTGGACAGACTTAGGTAAGTTTACAACTGTTCCAATTCCTGGTCCAGACGGTCCTCAAGGACCTAAGGGGGATAAGGGGGATAATAAAGGTGTGTGGGCTGAAAGTGACACTACAGAACCTGGTTATATTATTGGTCGTAATGAATATGTAACAAGTGTCTTTGATGACATCACAACTACAAATTCAGAGATCATTAAAACCAATACTGAACTTGCACTTCAGAAGAATGAAATCATTAACCTCCAACAAGAACTTGAGAATGCTCTACCAAGTTTGAATAGAGCAGAGTATGCATTGGCATCTCCACAGGTCTTACAGAGTTCTGTTGCTGGTATTGGTTATACTGCATATCTTGACCTCTTAACCAACGCAGTTGATCTGTTCCCTTCTTATGAAGACACATCAGATTTATTCTTTAATCAAACTGACATTAATGGTGTTGATCAACAATGGCAAACATTCCTTGATGAAATTGGGGGTGTTATTGATAGTGAAACTGGACTAGAAGGTATCAAGAGAAACTATGTTATTGAGATAAGAAATCTCACTGATGATTCTTTTGCGGTGTTTGAGATTCTTCCAGAAAGAACAGGTTGGTCATCTGGTTATACCCAAGGTCCTAATGCTACTATTAAAATTGGTGTAAAGGCTACTAGATTCCAGGGATCACCAACCATTGATACAAACATTGTTGTAAAGATCTATACTACCCAGGATGTTGCTCTTGCTGACCTTGATCTTAGGTATCTAAGGAAAGCTTATACTAATCAGGATATCTCCTTGGTACCTACCTTCTTTGAGGAAGGATTAACCATCAGAAAAAGATTAGATATTGATACACAACAGATAAACCTCAAGACAGAATCTGATACTACACTTCAGATGCATGAGTTGTATTTTTCACAACCAATTAATAACCTTACGTTTGCTGATGGTAGGTATTATACAACTCGTATGCATTTCCAAGACAAGTTTGGACTGGTGATTCAATCGAGTGGAATGGATCACCCTCTATTAAGAATTGGTGGTATAAATGCAAACGGTGAGGAACAGTTATCACTTGACATTAAAGCGAATGGATCTACTATCTGGGCATTAGCTCCATTTGTTGCTGGAGATCCTAACCTTATCGATCCCTACACAGAAGAACAGAAAGTAGTAATCAAAGAATTGTTTGAGGGATTACACGACAAACAATTTATTACTAAGTTCTACGTTGATAGATCAATTGAGTTCTATACTGACGGCAAATTCTTTGATCTAACTTCAAACTTTAATACTATCACAGGTAATACACATTTTAAGAAAACTGTTGTTATTCAGGCAGCTCAGGGTGATAATGATCGCAGTTCAAATGCACTCACAATTTATGGTGGAACTGGACCAATTGGTGAAGATGTTAATACACAAATTAAACTAGCTGTAACTGTTGATGGTGATATCACAGGTCAGGGTACAAGTTTTGCGATGTCAAATGCAGCAGCCAAACTTGCTACATTGGATGTAAACTACATTACCTTAAAGAGCGCTATTACATCTTCTACACCAAGCACCAGAGTTGTTACAAAGAAATATGTGGATGATAGATTTGATCATGTGAAGAACAACAATTATTATGTACCTGTTGGTTCAATTATGATGTGGTTGGGATCTAACGTTCCTACCGGTTGGTTCTTCTTGAATGGAGGTAGCTTCAACACAAGCACCTATAGAAATCTTCACGACTATCTTAGGAACTTTGTGAGTGGTTACTCTAGTGGAGTATTGCCAAACTGGGATGACAGATACTTTGTACAGAATGGATCCAAATCAGGTCAAAACTTAGGTGGTAAGATTGGTTGGAAAACTGCTATACCCAAAGGAGATAATAAAATTGTTATTGCTTCTTCTAATGTTCCGATGCCTAAGTACCAAGTTAAATCTGGTATTGGTGCTGGAACAGGATCTGGACATTCTGTCTTAAGATCTATTGATTCAACTGCTGGTGGTAATTTAGGGATTTATAATATTAACCCTAAAGCTGGCACTGGCAATGGTACTCATAATCACTCATTCTCAGGTGGTGATGATATCACTAGACCTGATTCAGTGGTGGGTCGTTACATCATTAGAGGTGACTACAAGTAATGTCACCTACAACCAACCCATTCTTTAACTCAACTTATCCTGGTCAGAGTACAGAACAGAATCTTATTGATAGTTTGGTGATTGAACAGATTGCCATCTATGGGTTGGATGTACTTTATATGCCTAGGCATATGATGAACCTTGATGACCTTCTTCACGAAAGCACAAAGAGTGCGTTCAAGTTAGCAATGCCCATTCCAATGTACCTTAAGAGTTTCTCTGGGTATCAGAATGGGATGGAGATGTTAACCAAGTTTGGTGTTAGAAGTTCTGATGAAATAACATTGGTAATGTCCAGGTCACAATGGGGTGCATACTATTCACCACTGACTAAACAGTATCATAATAATATGTCAGGTAACTTACCTAATGCAGACCTTGACCACTTGAAGGGAACCATTGACACTAGACCTAAAGAGGGCGACTTAGTGTTCTTCCCCTTTGATAACAGTGTGTTTGAGGTGAAGTATGTGATGTTTGATGAACCTTTCTTCCAGTTAGGTAGGGGTTATGTTTTTGAGTTACAGTGTGAGAAGTTTGAGTTCTCTGGTGAGACTATTGACACTGGTTATGAGAGGGTGGATGAGACACAGAAGAGACCTGACTACTACAGAATGGAGTTTGATGTGGGTGAGGGTGATGGAACCTTTACTTTCAATGAAGAGGTTGACATCTATCAGTATGATGATGTAACATCAACTGACTCAGTAGACTTCAGGTTATATAAGGACCCTGGTTTCCTTCATACAGTAACCTCAGTAACTGCAAGGGTTTTGGACTGGAACTTACCAGAACAGAAGTTACTGGTGTGTGACTTGTCAGACCTGGACCCAGTGCAAACTGATGAGAATGAAGACCTTACAGTTAATAAGTTTGATAAGGTTGTTATCATTGGTAAAGAGAGTGGAGCAACTTGGATTACAAGTAAGGCAACAATGGAAGAAATGGCATTTGATGACACCAATACTATCCAACAAGAGTTTGATGCAATCAAGATTGTAGACCCAGGTGATGAGAACCCCTTTGGGTTCGTCTAAATACTGGTAGATAACAGGTATAAATTTTGTTAGGACAATATTACTATCATCAGATTTTCCGTAAGAGTATTATTGCATTTGGTACCCTTTTTAATAACATTGTAGTGAAGCGTAAGGACCCAGCAAGGAAGGATCCTGGTGCATTAGAAAGTTATAAGTGTCCAATACAATATGGTCCTTACCAGAAGTATCTGGCAATGATTGCTGCTGAACCAGTGCCAGAGAGATCTCCCTATCAGATCTCACTTCCCAGAATGTCCTTTGAAATCAAGGGACTAAACTATGATGGGTCAAGGAAACTAACTCCCACTCAGTTTGCAAAGACTGCACCCCCTACTGGTAAGGATGCAGAAGGGAAACCTATTCAGTATTCCCAGTACTTACCTGTTCCTTATAACCTAGAAGTGGAGATGGCAATCATCTCTAAGAACCAGGATGATGGTCTTCAGATTCTAGAACAGATCCTTCCTCACTTCCACCCTTCAATCAATGTGTCCATTGAGGTGATTGCAGAGACACAAGAGGAGAGAGACATTGCCATTGTTCTGAATGGTGTAGGATACACTGATGATTATGAAGGTGATTATTCACAGAGAAGAACACTGATCTGGACATTGAACTTTACAGTGAAGACCTATCTGTTCGGTCCTGTGGATGCAGCAAGAGACATTCGTAAGATCACTCTGGATTACCGATCAGACACTGTCAGGAGACCTGCAGAGGTTCGTTACTCAGCAGAGATACAATCCACTGCCAAGCCACCCAAGCCAAGGGATGAGGTTGATCCTGTGAAGGA